TGCCGCAACTATCTGCTTCATCGTTGCGTTCATCGCTGCTCCTCCTGTGGACATTGATGGAATCCGTGAACCCGTTGCTGGTTCACTCATGTACGGAAACAACATCATCTCTGGTGCTGTAATTCCTTCGTCCAATGCTATTGGACTTCACTTCTACCCCATCTGGGAAGCTGCTTCCCTAGATGAGTGGCTGTACAACGGTGGACCTTTCCAACTGGTAGTCTTCCACTTCCTCATCGGCATTTATGCTTACATGGGTCGTGAGTGGGAACTTTCCTACCGTCTGGGTATGCGTCCTTGGATTTGTGTTGCTTACTCTGCACCTGTTGCTGCTGCAAGCGCAGTGTTCCTGGTGTATCCTTTTGGTCAGGGTTCTTTCTCTGATGCGATGCCTCTGGGTATCTCTGGTACGTTCAACTACATGCTTGTGTTCCAGGCAGAGCACAACATCCTGATGCACCCCTTCCACATGCTTGGAGTTGCTGGTGTGTTCGGTGGTTCTCTGTTCAGTGCTATGCACGGTTCTCTGGTTACTTCCTCGCTGGTTCGTGAAACCACCGAGAACGAGTCACAGAACTATGGTTACAAGTTCGGTCAAGAAGAAGAGACCTATAACATCGTTGCTGCTCACGGTTATTTCGGACGCCTTATTTTTCAATATGCTTCCTTTAATAACTCCCGTTCGCTGCACTTCTTCCTGGCTGCCTGGCCTGTGGTTGGCATCTGGTTCACTGCTCTTGGTGTAAGCACGATGGCTTTTAATCTCAACGGTCTGAATTTTAACCAGAGCATTCTGGATAGTCAGGGTCGTGTGCTCAATACTTGGGCAGATGTCCTTAACCGTGCTGGACTGGGAATGGAGGTAATGCACGAGCGCAATGCTCATAACTTCCCTCTGGACCTTGCTACTGCACAGAACACTCCTGTTGCTCTGACTGCTCCTGCAATCGGTTGATAAAAACTCAATAGTTTTTAAGACCTCCTTCGAGAGGTCTTTTTTTGTGACTACTTGACTAAATACTTAAAGTTATGCTATAATAACTTTAACAACTTAATCAAAGGACTATGAAAACCTGTAAAATTTGCAACGAATTAAAACCACTTACAGAATTTTACCAGACAGTAAGGAATGGAACTCCTTATGGACATCATGGTAAATGTAAAAAATGTTATGTAAAAAAGCAACAAGAAAACTATGACCCTATAAAAAAGAGAGATGAAAACTTGAAAAGGGTTTATGGTATTGGTATTGAAGAGTATAATAATCTTCTAGAAAAACAAGGACATAAATGTGCTGTCTGTGGTTCTACTGACCCGAAAGGTAGAAAATCTGGTAGAGGTGGTGGTGTAGATGTTTTCTATGTTGACCATAACCATAAAACTGGTAAGGTAAGAGGTCTACTCTGTAATGTCTGCAATAGAACTATTGGATATGTAAATGAGGATGTTGATTTGATTAGGAATATGATAGAATATGTTAAAAAGCATAAAACCAATGTCTCATAATAATCAACATCATCCTATGGAACCCTGGATTATCTGGGCAGGTGTAGGTATGATGGGATTCACAATCATTGTGTTTGTCGTATTCACTCTTTCGGTAATTTATTGGGGATGAGCACAAACACTCATTGACTTCTTTGTTAAGCAATGTTAAGATAAATATGAGAAACGATATAGGAGGCTATGACTTCTTCAACTCTTTCACCGCCCATTTCTCAGAGAGGTTGGTTCGATGTCCTGGATGACTGGAAATAAACAAAACCTCTTAGCTTCCGTGAGGACTTCTGTATGACCTTTTTGGGACTATATCTTATCTTTCTTGGTGTGAGTGGATTGTTTAGAGATTTACAGAGATACAGAGAACAAACTGACGATAGGTAGACACTAAAAAAATCGGCACAGGGGCACTTGAAAACAGGTGCCCTTTCTGGTATGATACTCTTATATACAAATGACTGATGACCAACAACAAAGAAGTAGCACAAAAAGTTTATGAAGCATTCTGGAAAGATGAACCACATCCCTGTAATGTTGATGGATATGAGATTGCTAATGCTCTCCGTGAAGTAATCAACCAACTCCAACAATCTCCTGGTGTGATTTCTTGTCCCGACCTCCTTGAACTTTGCGATGAGTTGGAAAATCTATGACTGAAATCAAATACCGACTTACTTGGAAATCAGACACTCAACGCACTCGTAAAGAAGCATACTTTCCTACACGCACGATGGCTGAAAAGTGGTATGATGAGAAACTAACAGAAGGTAAAAAACCACAACTCTGGATGGAAGAAACCACCACTATCCTTTATAAACTGAAATGAGTCGTTTTACTAAAAACCCAGACGAAGAATATATGGTATCTATTGATGAGAACTATTGAAGAACTGGAAACTAAAAAGTAGAAATATTCATTTGTATAAATATTTATGTAGTCAATACAGTAGCAGTAAGAATGAAGCATAAACATCATATTGTTCCAAGACATATGGGTGGAACTGACGACCCTTCTAATCTTATTGAACTGACTGTGGAAGAACACGCAGAGGCACACAGAAAGTTATGGGAACAATATGGTAATATCAAAGATTACTGTGCTTGGAAAGGTTTAGAAGGAACTATTGGTAAAGAAGAGATTGTAAGATTGCTGATGGACCCAACTGGAAGAGTTCATACAGAAGAGACCAAACAGAAAATGAGTGAGGCACATAAAGGTAAGTCAAAACATACAAAGGAAAGTAAAGAAAAGATAAGTGAAGCAAGAAAAGGAAAGCCTTTGAGTGAAGAGCACAGGGCAAAAATATCAAAAAGTTTAGAAGGAAATACCCGTATGGTGGGTAAAAAATTGAGTGATGAGACAAAGAAAAAAATAAGTGAGGCAGGTAAAGGTAATAAGAGAGCATCTGGTCCTCATAATGTTAGTGAAGAAGCAAAAAGAAATAGGATTGAAGCAACAAAAGAAAGGTGGAGGAAATACAGGGAGGCAAAAGGACTTGACCCAAATAAACCTATTGATAGTAGATACTCCAAGATATAGTGCCCGCAAGGGCACCTGCCGAAGGCAGTAAGTATAAATACACTTCCCTCCTTACTTGATTTGCCCTATAATAAATATGTAAAGTAATGTAAAGGAGGCTATGACTTCTTCTGTTTTACAGACACCCTCCCAATCGCAGCGTGGATGGTTTGATGTCCTTGACGATTGGTTGAAAAGGGATAGATTTGTGTTCGTAGGTTGGTCTGGCCTGCTTTTATTTCCAACAGCATACCTCGCACTTGGGGGGTGGTTGACTGGAACTACATTTGTTTCAGCGTGGTATACACACGGTTTAGCATCAAGTTATTTGGAAGGTTGTAATTTTTTGACCGCAGCGGTAAGTAGCCCCGCAGACGCTCTTGGACATTCCTTACTTCTTCTATGGGGTCCAGAAGCTCAGGGAGATTTCGTCCGCTGGGTCCAACTTGGGGGACTATGGACTTTTGTGGCGCTCCACGGGGCTTTCAGCCTGATTGGATTTATGCTCCGCCAGTTTGAGATTGCCCGTCTTGTAGGCATCCGCCCTTACAACGCAATCGCGTTCTCTGGTCCCATTGCGGTGTTCGTCAGCGTTTTCCTGATGTACCCTCTGGGTCAATCCAGTTGGTTCTTCGCACCATCCTTTGGTGTCGCAGCAATCTTCAGATTCCTTCTGTTCTTACAAGGATTCCATAACTGGACCCTCAACCCTTTCCATATGATGGGAGTTGCTGGTATACTGGGAGGAGCACTTCTCTGTGCAATCCATGGAGCAACTGTAGAAAATACTCTATTTGAAGATGGTGATCAAGCAAATACATTCAAGGCATTTGAACCGACTCAAGAGGAAGAAACCTATTCAATGGTTACTGCGAACCGCTTCTGGTCGCAGATTTTTGGAATTGCTTTTTCCAATAAGCGTTGGTTACATTTTTTCATGCTTTTTGTTCCCGTTATGGGTCTCTGGACTAGTTCTATTGGGATTATTGGTCTCGCTCTCAATCTTCGTGCTTATGATTTTGTAAGTCAAGAAGTAAGAGCAGCAGAAGACCCAAGTTACGAAACTTTCTACACAAAAAATATCTTATTAAACGAAGGGCTTCGTGCTTGGTTAGCACCAGTTGATCAACCACACGAATCGTTTGTTTTTCCTGAGGAGGTATTGCCTCGCGGAAACGCACTTTGATTTTAAAGACCTCATTGTTGGGGTCTTTTTTATTTACATAAGAACCAAAATATGATATTATATAAATAATAATAGATATTCATATTCAGGATAATGCCTTTAAATAATAAATCAAAACCTTGTGGTGCTTTGGTTGGTGAAAAGTTTGGAAAACTTACCGTTTTAAAAGAAGAAGTTATTTTTAAAAGTGGAAAGAATAGAGTATACACAACTTGTAAGTGCGAATGTGGTGGGCAAAAAACCTGTGAAAGATATGGTTTAGTGTCTGGAAGAACTACTAGTTGTGGGTGTGTATTAACAGAACGAACTATTGCTTTTAATAAAACCAAAAAGAAACCAAAAGGTAGCAAAAAAGCAGATGATAGAAGATATAAGATGTTTCATAATGCTCAACATAGAGCAAAAAGAAAAGGCATTCCATTCAGTATAACTATAGATGATATTATTATTCCAGAAACTTGTCCTTTACTTGGAATACCTCTTATATCTACTAATGATAAGAGTGATCCAAGAAATCCAAGTCTGGATCAAAAGGTTCCCGGTAAAGGATATACTCCAGATAATATTTGGGTTATATCTTCAAGAGCAAATGCTTTAAAGTGGGACGCATCCCTACAAGAACTAGAACTCCTAGTAGAAAACCTAAAATGTTTCTCATCCTCTTCTCATTCATAGCGTTTGGAATTCTAATGTTTATATTATCTGTTATGCAAGACTTATGATAACTTCAACTACACCATACAAACTCGCAGAAATCATTAGAGATACTTGGCCTGGACTTTACAGACCACCAGTAAAGAGTTATAATCAAGCAAAAGCACCAGAAAAAAATGTATGATTATTGGGTGGTCACAGATAAAACCACAGGTAGGGTAATCGCTCATTGTGGCGAAGAAAATGATGCATTGATGTTAGTTGGATTCGATAAAGACAAAAGAACTTATCGAAAGCAAAAGTTTATTATGGATCAAGTGATTACAATAACATCAACAACAGATAAACAACTTCTTGGTCAACAAGGATTGCCTGCTGCAAAAGAAGAACTTCCTCCAATAGAACTTCAACAACAAGTATGGTTACCTGAAGGACAAGGAATTCCAGTTAACGCTAAATAACTTTCAGTTTTATAAGAATTATGAAGTTTACAGTTTATTCAAAAGACGGTTGCCCATATTGCACAAAAGTCCAACAGGTGTTAGAGTTGGCACAACTACAGCATGTAGTCTACAAATTGAATACTGATTTTACTCGCGATGAGTTTTATGCTGAGTTTGGAGAAGGTTCTACCTTTCCCCAAGTGATTGTCAATGATCAACACATTGGTGGTTGTTCTGACACAGTTCAATATCTACAGGAGCAAAAACTAGTTTAATGGATAATAATCTTTACGAAGTTTGTAACGATGTTGAAAAAGCAATTGATTATGCTTTTAATGGTCAATTTGTTTTGAGTTTTTATGATTATTTAAAAGTTCGTGGAACTAAAAAAGTAGAAGTTGAACAGTTTATTGAAAGTAATACAGCACATGAACTGAGTAATCTTGTAATGGATTTGGATGACTATCTTGAAGGTGGGTCTGATGAGATGCATAAACAACTTCGTGAAGGATATGGTCATATTCCAAAGCCACAAGCAAGAAAAATAAGAAATTACCTATATGGTATTCTTGAAGATGCATGGAGATATAGTAATGACAAAAAACCGGGAAGGCGAAAGAAGCAAACTAAATAAGTCAGAACCTCAAATTAATCGAGGTGTTGAATTATTACTTAGGAATAAAAGGAGGAGAGAATCAAAACCAAAAACCTTTCAAGTGAAGTTTGGTAAAATGATTTCTCTCTTTCGCAGAGAGTTTCACTTTTTTATAGAATTTCATTTTGATGTTAGAAAAAAATAAACTCTCTGGAGAAAACAAATGGAAACGGCATACGTAGTAACATTTATTACAATGTTTACCTTGCTCTTTTTTATGGTAGGAGGTATAATAGGTTGGTTAACTTATAAACATCTACTGGAATCAAAACCTCCATATTTGCATCCAGAGTTTTTTGATGAAAATGGTCAGATTATTCCTGACGAAATAGTATCTGTACGATTTGAAAACGATTACGATTATGACTACGACGAAGATGAAGAAAGCGACGATTGAAAAACCTATTGAAACTCTTCCAACAAACCCCTTTGTATTTGAGATTCTAGAACTTGCCTCAAAGCAAAGAAGCAATGCAAAGAAAGTAGAAGTTCTTAAGACATATGAACACGATTCTCTAAAAGCAATTTTTATTTGGAACTTTGATGAGTCTGTTATTTCCCTTCTTCCCGAAGGTCAAGTTCCATATGCCAGTACAGGAGAGCAAACATCCTATAGTGGAACTCTAAGTGGAAAAATTGAAGACGCAGTATCTAAGATGCAAGAGTTAAACTCAAATTCTCTTGGATCAATGGATCAAGGAAAATCTTCCATCAGAAAAGAATATCATATGTTTTATAATTTCCTAAAAGGTGGTAATGATGGATTGAGTTCTCTACGTAGAGAAACTATGTTTATTAATATTCTTCAGGGACTTCATCCTCTTGAGGCAGAAATTCTTTGTTTGGTAAAAGATAAAAAACTTTCCAATAAATATAAGATATCTTTTGAAAATGTTAAAGAAGCATACCCCGATATTCAATGGGGTGGTCGTTCATGAGTGCAGTAGTAGGAGAAAAGAAAAAAATGGCAGAAAATAAAACCAAGATTAATAAAGTTCTGCCACATGAATATGGATGCGAAATTCTTTTAGAAAAAACTACTGTAGAAAAAGCAAAAGATTCTTCACTCCCAAATGATGCATATTTAATTTGGTATATCGTTGATGATGAAGAATGTATTGATCTAACTCGTTGCCCCAAACGAGTAAATCTTTTTGATATGTACTACGATAAGTATGGTCCTGGTGCTGTTAAAAAAATTGATTTTGGGTATGGTAGAACTAATCCAAAACTTTGGGGATATAAACAACCAGAGAAAAAGAAAAGAAAATGAGTTCAGGATTTGATGTAGAAATTGAAATGCCGAAGTCTGATATTGACAAACTTCTTAAGCAGTATAAAAAAATAAAAAAGTATCAAAAATCATCTCTGTATGCTATCAAAACAATGGACGGCACAGAAGATATTGTGAGTTCATTGATAAAGGAAGCGGAGGAGAATCCACTGTAAATGGGAAAGCATTATCTACTTAACTTGTATGGATGCTCGTTTGTCCTTTTGGACGACGAGCGTTGTCTTATAGACTTACTAGAAAACGCAGCAGTAGCAAGTGGTGCTACTGTGGTTCAAACTATCTCAAAAAAGTTTGAACCACAGGGAGTTACTGTTATTTGTTTATTGTCTGAAAGTCATATTAGTATTCATACTTGGCCTGAAGAAGGTAAGGCAGCAGTGGACGTTTATACCTGTGGTGATTGTAATCCAAAGATTGGGTGTGATATGATTATCGAACAACTCTTTGCACAGAACCATACATTAAGTTATATTGAACGGTAACAAAAGTTACAAAAGTACTTGTATAGATAATGTAACTAGAGGTATAATAATCCTCTACCGTTCATCCTATGACTAAAGCACTCTTGCTTTTAGCATGGGTTCCTTTCCTCTTTGTTTCAGCGCCACAAGCATCTAGCATCCAACAGGTTGCAGTTTCTTGTGACACCGCGATGGAACTAATGGACATCGTTAAAAACGGCGATGTAGTATCACAAAAGACAGAGGACCGATTGTTATTAGAACTCCGAAAGGATTTTATAGTAAAGTGCTAAAACCTAATAGGACGGAAGTAAGCCGACGCGGAACGGATCGTTCATTCGCTATTCGCAAATAGCGAACGCAAACGCCGACTGAAGGAACGCTCTTTAACCTAAAAAACTAAGGAGAACCCAATGTCTAGAGTAGTATATCGTGGTGTTGAGTATGACACCCAAAAGCGTCTTGAGTATCAACAACAAATGATGCAGCAACCCCAACAATACAACGAAACCTATCGTGGTGTTAAGTTTGTAAAGGAGGGGCATAAATGAAGAAACTAAACTTCCTTCAACTCATTAAAGAGCAAAAACAAAAAGAAGAGAGGCGTCAAAAAGCATCTCTTGCTACTTTAGTAGCAGCAAAATAATTTAGAGAGGGACTTGACTCCCTCTCTTTTTTTATGTATAATTACCTTTGTCGAGGTTAATAAACATGGATCAAGAAAAGCTTAAGCTAATTGTCAGAAACCTTGAATCTCTGGTAGAATGTTTAAAGTCAGAGATTAGTTCTGATGAGGATTCTTTTAAACCAGAATTACAATATGAGGAAATTAAAAACTTTCTAAATGATTACGACGAAGTATTTTATGACGAGGAAGATGAATACAATGTTCGATGATTTTGAATTTATGAAACCAGAAGTAAAACTAATTAGTGTTACTCCTGACGCAGAAAAGCATATGGCATATTGTGCTCGCGTAAGTAACCCTGCAAATCAGGAGAATGAAAAGTTCTCTGGACTACTCAAGTATTGTATTCAACATCAGCACTGGAGCATCTTTGAGCAAGCAAGTATGACTGTAGAAATTAATACTACAAGAGGTATCGCAGCTCAGATTTTACGTCATAGGTCATTTACATATCAAGAATTTTCGCAACGATATGCTGATGCTAATCTTCTGAATAATACTATTCCTCTTCCTGAACTTCGTCGTCAGGATACAAAGAATCGTCAGAATAGTATCGATGATATTCCGGACTATCTGCGTCTAACTTTGACAGAAGATGTCCGCGTCCATTTTGAGAGTGCTCTACGCCTCTACAACCGCCTTCTGGAGAAAGGAGTGGCAAAGGAGTGTGCAAGGTTTGTACTGCCCTTAGCAACGCCTACAAGACTCTATATGACCGGTTCTGTAAGGTCATGGATCCATTATATTGATCTTCGTTCTGCACATGGTACACAGAAAGAACATATGGAGATTGCAGAACTTGTTCGCTGTATCTTTACCTGCCAGTTCCCTGCGGTATCTGAAGCACTTGGTTGGACTCGTGAGGGATGTGTAGAATGTGTTGATCCACCTTCAGTCACTATTGAATAAATATCCTTACATACTATGGAGGTGTAACATTGGCAACGTATCCAGTTTATAATAAAGTTACTGGTGAACAAAAAGAAGTTGTTCTCAGTGTTCATGATTGGGATCAGTGGAAAAAAGATAATCCAGATTGGGATAGAGATTGGTCTGATCCATCAACTTGTCCCGCATCTGGAGAAGTTGGTGAGATTTATGATCGACTTATAAAATCTCATCCAGGATGGAATGATGTTCTTCATAAAGCATCAAAAGCACCAGGATCAAAAGTAAAACCAATTTAATCATTCTATGGCAAGAAGAAGAAAAGAAGACCAACCAATTGGTGTTGGGATGACTGCTAAGCAGATGAAGCGTAAAAAACCAATCAATCTAGATTTAATTAGAGAGATTGAACCACTAACAGATAATCAAAAACTTTTATATCAAGCATACGAAAAGGGACAAAATATCGTTGCATATGGATGCGCAGGAACAGGTAAGACATTCATCACGCTTTATAACGCTCTTCAAGACGTACTTGATGAAAGATCTCCTTACGAAAAGATTTATATCGTTAGGTCTCTTGTTGCTACCCGTGAAATTGGTTTTCTTCCTGGTGATCATGAAGACAAGTCATCACTTTATCAAATTCCCTATAAGAATATGGTGAAGTATATGTTTCAGATGCCAGATGATGCGTCGTTTGAAATGCTTTATGGAAATCTAAAACTTCAAGGAACAATTAGTTTTTGGTCTACTTCCTTTATTCGTGGAACTACTCTGGATAATGCAATCATCATTGTCGATGAATTTCAAAACTTGAATTTTCATGAACTTGATAGTATCATTACTCGTGTAGGTGAAAATAGTAAGATTATGTTCTGTGGAGATGCTACTCAAAGCGATCTTATTAAAACGAACGAAAAGAATGGAATTATCGATTTTATGAAAGTTCTTCGCGTGATGCCTTCAATTGATATTATTGAATTTGGAGTTGATGATATCGTCCGCTCTGGATTTGTGAAGGAATATATTCTTGCTAAAATGGAAGTCGGTGTATGAGTTTTATTCATTGTAATTACTTAGGTGATCTTGAATTAGAAAAGAAAGAAACAAATGGCATCCGCTTGTATAATCTTCCTGATGGTCAGTGGGTGCCATCAATTACATCTGTGACTTCTTTTTATAATCGCGATATCTTTATTAAGTGGAGAAAAAGAGTAGGACTGGAAGAGGCAAATCGAATTACTAAAAGAGCCACTGCAAGAGGAACCGATTTTCACCAAGTCTGTCAAGATTATTTGGAAAACAAAGAACTTGATTGGAATGATTATCAACCAATGACAAAGATAATGTTTTCTTACGCAAAACCTTATCTTAATAAGATAAATAATATTCATGCAATTGAAAGGACACTTTATTCTGAATATTTGGGACTTGCTGGAAGAGTAGATTGTATTGCAGAATACGAAGGAGAACTAGCAGTAATAGATTTTAAAACATCTGAGAAGATTAAACCCGAGGAGTGGATTGAAAATTATTTTGTTCAAGAAACTTTTTATGCTGCAGCATATTACGAACTCACTGGTCAGGTTGTTAAGAAACTTATTACACTCATGGTAACTCCTGGTGGAGAAGTGAAAGTATTTGACAAAAGAAACAAAGGCGACTATATTAAACTATTAGTTCGTTATATTAAAGAATTTGTACATCACAATACTAGGTCAGATGGAGAATGAATTAGAGAAAGCATTAGAAAGTAAGTTTTTTTGTCCCTCTAAATTCGCACAAGAAATCGAAAATCTTGTACAAGTTAATGTTGAAATGAACTATATCGATGCCATTGTTTATTTTTGTGAACAAAATAACATCGATATAGAGTCAGTGCCAAAACTTATTTCAAAACCATTGAAAGAGAAAATTAAGTATGAAGCAATGGAACTTAATTTTTTAAAGAAAACATCTCGTGCTAAATTAGTTTTTTGAATGATTCCTTTTGATGCTTATAAATGTTATTTGTCTTTGAAAAATCATTTTACCAAAGACAATTATGATTACCATAAGTATTGTGGTAAAAGTAGAGCAACTCTTCAATCTTTTTATAGAAGAAAAGATAGGATGTGGTTTGAAAAAGTTTCCAGACAAAAATCTGATAAAGAGGTAGAAGAGTTTTTCGTCGCCAATTTCGTATCATGCAATGATCCAGAAACTCTCTGGATTGGAGAAATGATTAAAGATGGTGAAGGAAGATATACTGAATGGAAAAAGAAAATACAATCTCTTTCATATATCTTTAAACAAGAAACAGAAAATTTATTTTCTGAAAACAAATTTGAGGATGTTTTTAAGTGTTCTAAGGGACATCCTCCAATCTTAAAAAAGTTCCTGAACGGTAATATTAGCCTAGAAACTCTAGTCATATATGATAAAATATTCCTGTTCGGGAATGACTTTGATAAGAAACTTCAAGACCCGGTATGGCAAACCGTCAGTCGTAGGATTAAAAAATATAATCCATTTCTAAATATTGATGTATTTCGTTACCGAAAAATTTTAAAGGAAGTAGTTCTAGGAGAAAGATGAGTTTTTTTAATTCTGAAGTTGTACGTGCTGAGATGGTAGAAATATCTGAACTTCAAGAGGAAATTTATGGAAGTGTCTTTAAATTTCCAGCTATGACGAAAGAAGATAAAATTAAGCATGTTGATCTTTTAGAAAAACTTTTGAATAAGCAACAAATTCTTTATACTCGTTTAAGTTTATCTGATGATCCTGAAGCTCAGGAAATGAAAAAACGGATAACAGAATCTGCTTCTATGATGGGTCTTCCTTCTGGAGTGGACATGAATATCATCTTTGGTAATATGACTAAGATGCTTGAAGTGATGAGGAAACAGATTGACAAGACTGGTTCCGACCTGTAGAATAACGAAGTACACAAAGGCCAAATCTCAACAAATAAGAGGTACAAATGTCTAATTTTGCAAATCTTAAAAAGCAATCTTCGCTTGGTTCATTGACTGAGAAACTAGTGAAGCAAGTCGAGAAGATGAATACCACTTCTGGTGGTGCTGATGAACGTCTCTGGAAACCTGAGATGGATAAAACTGGAGTAGGTTCTGCAGTTGTTCGTTTCCTGCCTGCTCCTGATGGCGAAGATGTTCCTTGGGTAAAGATGTATACTCACGCTTTCCAAGGTCCTGGTGGTTGGTATATTGAAAACAGTTTGACTACGATTGGTCAAAAAGATCCTGTTAGTGAATACAATCGTGGTCTCTGGAATAGTGGTAGCGAGAAAGATAAGGAAACTGTTCGTAAGCAAAAGCGTAAACTTTCTTACTACAGCAACATTTATGTTGTAAAGGATCCTGCTAATCCATCTAACGAAGGTAAAGTATTTCTCTTTAAGTATGGTAAGAAGATCTTTGATAAGATTCTGAATGCTATGCAACCTGAGTTTGATGATGAAGATCCGATCAATCCTTTTGACTTCTGGCAAGGTGCAAACTTCAAGATCAAGATCGTGAAGAAAGATGGTTATTGGAACTATGATAAGTCTGAATTTGATCGTGTTGCTCCTCTTCTGGATGATGATGACGCACTTGAAGCACTTTGGAAGAAAGAGTATTCTCTGACTGCAATCACTGCTCCAGATCAGTTTAAGACTTATGAAGAACTTGAGAAGCGTATGAATTACGTTCTTGGTGTTGGTGGAACTAATACACCCACTCAGTCTCGTGCAGTAGTTGAACAGGAAGATGTATACGAGTCTTACAGTTCTCCCGTAACCCGTGAGGATAAAGTTATGGAAGAACTTGAGCAGTCTTATACTCGTTCTAAGTCTCCTTCACTTCCAGTTATCTCTCAAGATACTGATGATGAAGATGACGCTCTTTCTTATTTCCAGCGACTTGCTGAAGATTGATTATTCAGAAAGTTTAATATTGTGCGCTTTCTTTAGGGTATCACTCACATACTGGGTGCTACCCTTTTTATATGGCATAATATCTTCTAAGTCATTAAACATTACGTTCAGATAACTTGGTTTTAGTATAAAGATATTTCTTTTTCTATTTTCAATTTCAGATTCATATTCAAAATTTGTAACTGATCTTAAAATTGATGATGAAGGTAATAATGAGTAATAGTTTAGTCCTGCATCATAAAATTCGTAGTAGTATGAATTTCCTCCAGTTCCCACTTGAAAAATAACTTCCTCGCTGCCATTTGTACTTAAAGTTGGTGTTGCGGAAATTGGTGTTCTTGGTAATTCATATGTAAATGAAACTGCAATGTCATCGAATGGAACATACGCGGAGGTAACTTCAAATCTACCATTGAATATTCTTTCTGAAATATTGTTGATATTAACTTCAGAACCAACGTTTAATCCTTTTATGCCGTTGTTTAATGTTATGGTTACTGTTTTTGATGGTGTTCTGCCATCTCCAGAAAATATTTGAGTAATTTTTGAGTTATTCACTTCAATAAAATTACCGCTAGTCTTCCATGTATTTGGCATTTTTAATCCAGCAGGTAAGACAACAGCACCTCTAGAATCTGTAGTTCCTATAGTTTCATAGTGATGAACACCAGAGTATAAGTTTTCATATGATCCATATTTGTTTAGGAGAACTTCATCAAATACTGATAGTGGCAAAGGCCATTCTGTTTGAACACTGAGAATATTATTGGACAACAATACCACCCAATCTAGAGTTTCATCTCCGTAGACTTTATAAGCAACATTGTCTGGTCTATCACCTCCTTGGATTTGATATTTTTCAAAGAAAGAAAGATTTCCAAAAATGTCTTCTCTAAGTTTCCCTCTCTTGAATAAATTTTTTACAGGAACACTGTCTGTAATTGAACTATATTGAGTAGTTCTATCTACATATTCGAAGTTTGGTACTTGTCTGAAATATGGTTTTGCCATTTTTTAGTAACCTATTGGGTGATCTGTGTAGTCTGTACTGTATATTGGTTCTAGTTCTTGGAATGATAATGTCATTGTATATGCAACCATAGTTCCATCATCATAAGTCATGTAGGTTCCCAGTGGCGTATAGTCAACCGCACAGTTTAGAAGAGCACATTCTTTAATTTGATTTATGCCAGTGTGGGTTGTTTCTCCTCCTTTAAGTTTATATTCGATGAAAAAAGTTTTTGGAGCCTTAAGGAAGATATTATCATCTGTTTTTCTTGGTGCCATATTTTCCTTGAAAAACTTGATAATTTTTTTGATGTTATTCGCTTCTCTCTTTTCTCTTGCTGACATTTTAAATGTAAAGTCAAAAGGTCTTAGTTGTGGACCAGTAAAGAGAAGTTCTAAGTTTGGGTTCAATACTGAACCAAATCTTCCAAGTAGGTTTTGAATACCTACTGCTTCTCCTGCAAGGGCAACTCTTACTTCGTCTCCATACTTAACGACATTTGCCAGTGCCTTATTGCCACTCTGCTCAAAAGCTGTACCTAAATCTTTGGTTGTTTGTGCTTTCATAGCATTGAGAGACAAGTTCACAAGTTCTCTGTCAACTACATTTAAACTTGCACCTTGCCAATCAACTGAGTTTGAATCTGTAATAGAGGCTTGAATTGGTAAAAATACATGTGGACCAGATCTAGTCTTTGTTCTGTTTGGAGAACTGAGACCAGATGATAAATTTCCACTTGCTTGATATTCAACTGCAGTAAATTTAATTCTATCTTGATCTGTCCCTCTCATTCCAAGTGGGTAAATTAATACGCCATCATCTTGTGGTTTTTGTTGTTGTATTTGTTGAGTTGGATTACTTCCACTCTGCTGGTCTGGAGTTCCAGCAGTACTAGCAGTATTTCCACTTCCACCACCAATCTGACTTAACGTTGATTGTTGTATTGGAGTGCCGATAGGTTCAAAGAAAGTTTTTTCAGTTGATCTTACTTGATCTCTTCTAACTTGATTTAAAGTTGAGTTTGGATTTGCAAGAAGTTTTTGTTCTTCTGCGGAAGCGTTGACTGTGTTTATTGATCTAGCAACAGGACCACCACCAGCTGGAGTTGCGTAACCCGCAATAGGTACATCGTTTTTTCCTTGAGAATCTGTTCGAAATAAAGTAGTACTAAAAGTACCATCTCCTTGATCGGTTACTTGTGTTCTATAAAAATTGTTACCTACTTTATTGACACCGCTTACTGCAATTTTTGCCATTAGACACAGCGTTTTTTATTTATTTAGACGGAATTTTGCATAAGGTATAGAAAGCATTTCATCAAGTTCTTCATATTTAACAGTATATAATTTTCCCGCAACTTCTTCCCAAGTATAATTTCTATATTTTTCCCAATGAAAATTGATTCCTCTGAATCCCCAATTTTTAAGATCTACGCAAGCAATTAAAGGATGTTGATCGTATTCAATATCTGGAGTTTTTGGATTATATACAAATGTATAAAATTTTCCTATTTCTGGATATAATGCATCTTCTTTTAATACTTCCATAATAATTAGCATTAAATCTTCTGGGTCGTTAGTTCCTGCATCAATAATTTTTTTTCTAAGTTCTCTCATTCTTGGTGGAACGTTAGAATACTGATTAGAATACTGACCAAAACCCTCTGCCATTATTTGATACCTAATTCGTTTTCTGTAATTATGAGGAACTTAATCATTCTGTCTTCGCACCATTCTCGAATAGAATTCCATTTAGATTGATTAACAGCATATGTATTTACTTCATTAATATATGTTTTTGTTTTCTTATTTCCTTGAACTGGTGGTATAGTTTGTTTTCTTGGTTTTATTTCTATAACATATTTCTGTGTTTTTCCGTTACTTTCTAATACTTCAATAATAAAATCTGGAAAGTATCTACATACTCGTTGTTTTACTGGATTATAATATGGAATACAAAATTCTTCTGAACCATATTTCAAAATATTAGAAGACCTATCACACCATTGCATAAATTTAAGTTCCCATCCACTACGATATACTATGTTTTGAGGATCTCCAATATATTTTTCTGGATTTCTTGGATGGAAATACCCTTGATGATACTTTGGTTCACGACGCATTTTTCCAACCTTTATGCGATTTTCTCTTTCTAGATAAAAGTTCTGATAGGTGACCCGTACTTAAATTTAATTCTTTTGCTGCTTTAGTAATACAATCAAATTCAAAAATTTTTCCATCTTTTATAATTTTTCCACCCTTATGTAAATGTGGTTTACTTTTTTGTGCAGATAAACTCATTTTCTTTTTAGTTTTTTCTGAATGTTTTTTTCCTAACATTCCAGGAAAATGATATCCGCTTTGAGTGTATTCAAAAGTTTCTTCATATGTTGTAGCACCATCTACATTAAAAAGTTCGCATAATTTTGTTGTATCAAATTTATACATATATGTTTTAATACTTTCTGCCATTTTCCAGCATACATAATATAATAGTAAAAGTATTTATAAATGCCTGGAAGAGAGGACTTAATCCAAAGAAATATAACCAGAGCAGCAGCACAAGGACAACCTCCTGTGCCCGGAGTTCCACTACCTTCGAATAATTTTACTTCAGGATCAGGAAGTAGTCCGGGAAATGCCAATCCATCTATGAATTCAACGGCAGAGGTTCCTTCTGGACCAAAACCACAAAGAGTTCCTAATTATGAAATAAAATCAAAGTTATTAAGACCTGCATTAACTTCACATTTTCAATGCATTTTTAATCCACCCAATGTAGATACCATAAGAAGATACTATCTGGAAGGTGGAAAAATAATTACTTTATTGTGCAGTGAAGCCTCTTTACCAGGTTCATCCGTTCTTACTAATGAAATCAATGATGATTATACTGGCGTAACCGAGAGAATAGGTTATCGTAAACAGTATGATGATAGAGCAGACTTTACTTTTTATGTTGATCAAGGAACTCAGAATGGTGGTTATAATGTAATTAGATTGTTTGAAGAATGGATAAGATATGCTATGGGTGAAAAGGAGACAACTGGTGCAAATTATAGTTATAGAGTGAGATTTCCAGACGAACCTGGAAGTGGATATAGGACTGATATGTTCATTCAAAAATTTGAAAAAGATTTTGGTGGAAATTATTTGGAGTATGTTTTCGTAAAGGCATATCCAATTAGTATTGCATCTATGCCAGTTTCTTACGATTCTTCTCAATTACTAAAATGTACAGTTTCTTTTACTTACAATCGTTATGTTCTTAGATTACGTCAGAATGTGCAAGAAAAAGAACCACAACCATCAACACCACCAGGAGTTCCAAAAAAACCAGAATATTATGGACCTGGATTGCCTGGAGAACAAGCAAACGAACTTCGAAGAGGTCTCCTTGAAGACTTTATTGTAAGACAGCAAAATAATCCTCTTTTTTAATATCTAATAAAAACAATAAATAATCACACTGAAACTTCTATAGGACATTATGCCTTTACCTAAGATCTCTACGCCAACTTATGAACTTGAGTTGCCATCTACAGGACAATTAATTAAGTATAGACCTTTTCTAGTAAGAGAAGAAAAACTTTTAGTTCTTGCTCTAGAATCTGAAGATACCAAACAGATTACCACAGCAATTAAAACTGTTATTAAAAATTGTATAGAAACAAAAAATGTTAAGGTAGAATTGTTACCTACATTTGATATTGAATTTATCTTTTTAAATATTAGAGGTAAGTCAGTCGGTGAAGAAATTGAGGTAAATATTATCTGCCCAGATGATGGTGAAACGACAGTACCTATTAAAATAAATGTAGATGATATTCGGGTTCAAAAAAATCCTGAGCATAGTAAGAGAATTAAAGTCGATAACTCTATCATGATGGAAATGCGGTATCCATCTCTGGATCAATTTATTAAGAGTAACTTCGATTTCTCTGCAGATAATACAATGGATCAATCTTTTGAATTAATCTCTTCATGTATTGACAAAATTTTTACAGAAGAAGAAGTATGGTCTGCCTCTGATGTAACCAAAAAAGAACTTATGGAATTCCTAGATCAAATGAATTCTAGTCAATTTAAAGAGATTGAGAAGTTCTTTGAAACAATGCCTAAACTTTCGCATACAATTAAGGTCACAAATCCAAATACTGAAATTGAAAGTGAAGTAGTTCTAGAAGGGTTATCAAGTTTTTTCGCATAGGTATGTCCCATATGGACTTGGAAAATTATTTCAAACTAAATTTTTCCTTAATACAGTACCATAAATATTCATTAACAGAGATTGAAAACTTGATACCTTGGGAAAGGGATGTATACGTTGGATTGTTAAAAAATCATCTGGAAGAAGAAGAACTTAAGCAACAACAACGATAAATGAACTCAGTATCCGAAAAAATAGATGAAAGAATTCTGAGGTTACTGGGACTTCAATATACGTTTGACCTTGATTATGATACCTACTTAACTCTCATTAGGGAGGCAATGGTTTCTGGCGCAGGCAAATTACCACAAGAGGAACTTGCTCTCCTTGCAAATGAAAGAAAGAGAGTAAGAGGAAAGAAGGGTAGATTTAAACCAAAGAAGCAAAAAATAACTGCAGGAAAATTTGCAACTACTAAGTTTCTAAAACCAACTGTTCAACCAGTATCTACCCCACTCCTGTCTGGATCAGTTGAACCACAAACTCAGTTAGTTAATTTATCGCCACTCCAAGGTCCTATTGAATCTATAAAGAAAACATTATCATCTTTCTTTGATTTTAGAAAAGATGCTGGTGAACAGGAGAGAAGAGACTACGAATTTCAAAAAAGATCTAAAAGAGAGGAGGGTCTTGAGGGCATAAAGAAGGGGATGGGTGCAGTCTCCGATGCCGTACAGAAATTTATTTCTCCTTTTCAGGGTATTATTGATAGAATTTGGAGATTTATTTACTTTACTTTATTGGGTAGAGCATTTACTCAACTTGTAAATTGGTTTGGTGATTCTAAAAATAAAAAAAAGGTTGAAGTTTTAAAGAGATTTTTGAAGGATTGGTGGCCCTCTCTTCTTGCAGCCGCAGGATTCTTCTTTACTCCATTTGGAAAATTTGTTAGGGGGATTTTATCAATTGTTGGTGGATTAACTGGTAGATTAATATCGTTAATACCAAGAATTTCTGGTGCAGTAAAGGGACTTAGTAGAGTTTTACTTAATCCATGGGTTGCTGTTCCTGCAGC